CACTATTGAGATTTACGACTGAACACCGCACTGATTGTAACAGTGTACAGAAACAGTTTACTTTGCTCAATAAAATGATTACGCTTTCTCTGATTGCAGTAGGTTACTTAGTGGCCTCCGCATCAAGCGCCATTGTGATTCCCGGCGCACTATACTTCACCAGAAGGTTAGTGCGCGATCACGTTTCAACAATTTCACATGTTCGTGCTTCGCAACTCATCACGCATATTGACGAAGCAGAACACACCCCTGAGGAGGTTGTTGTCATTGAGAATGACAACAGACAGGTCAGGGTTAGGAAACTGGCAGCCGCAGTCGGTTCCGAATGTCGCACTCACTATGGTTTCAGAGAACGTAGTGAGGCTAATGAGCTCGTTGCGCGTAAATATATGCGTGACCGGCTCAAGTCCATTAAGGACATGCGACACGCAGACATCAATTTGGTGATTCCTGCAGCATTGAGCGTCTGCTTCATCCCATCTAGGGCTGAGGTTGATGCCGCGGAAGTCTATGCGACTTCCGAGGTTCAAGGACGTATTGCTCGTGGGAACGCCAAGTTCTGGGATGTCTCATGGTGGTGGGGACGACGTTACAATACCGTTCCCACTAGCCTGAGTGGCTAGGGGTGCCCTAAGACCTTGTCAGGGATTGATTGCTCGCGTAGCGTGGCACCCGATCATCCCAGTTTGGTGGCAAGGAAAACTCAGGGTACCCCAAAGCAGAGAACATATACAGTCATTAACGGGATTGCTCCCCCGGTTGTGTTTTCTGCTTATAATAATGACTTTAATGCTCTTGAAAGGGCTGTGAAAGAGCGCGTCTTCTTTGTAAAAGGAGAGGATGGCGCATTCGTAGCACCTCCAAGACCGTTGACACCGGTAATCTTTTCCGATCGCCTCTTTAATTTCAAACGGAAGCTAGTGCGCCATCTGCCCTCGACCGTCCCGATCACCTCTCAACAATTTGTTGACACGTACGTGGGCCGCAAGCGGGTGGTGTACCAGCAAGCCGCAGATTCTTTAGATGTAATCCCATTGCGACGGAAAGATTCGTATGTTAAAACCTTTGTGAAATATGAGAAAACGAATTTCACGAGTAAAATACCGGTACCTCGCGTGATCTCTCCTAGATCACCGAGATTCAACGTGGAGATTGGTAAATTCATACGACCAATCGAGGAGCGGATCTTCAAAGCTATCGGCAATGTCATGGGAGCTGATACTGTTATGAAGGGGATGAATGCCACCCAGATGGCTTCCGCTATTAGGCGGAAGTGGAACCGATTTTTGGATCCGGTGGCTGTTGGAGGTGATGCATCGCGGTTTGACCAACATGTTTCAATAGACGCACTCAGGTAGG